TATGATATTAAGGAGAGAAAAGAGTAAAGATGGCAAAGAGTGTATTTAATAAAGACAAAAATTTAGACCAAATGAAACAACCAATGTTTTTTGGTGATGACTTACAGGTTCAACAATATAGTGATATGAAATATCCTATATTTGATAAGTTGAATCAACAACAGTTAGGTTATTTCTGGAGACCAGAGGAGATTTCACTACAGAAAGATAGAAACGACTATCAAGACCTATCTGACCAACAAAAGTTTATCTTTACATCAAACTTAAAGTATCAAACTATGTTAGATAGTGTACAAGGTAGAGGTCCATGTTTGGCATTTTTACCATTTGTGACCAATCCAGAATTAGAAGGCTGTATTGTTACATGGGATTTCATGGAAACAATTCACAGTAGAAGTTATACACACATTATCAAAAATCTATATGCTAATCCTAATGAGGTCTTTGATACTATTCTTAAAGACGATAGAATTGAAAAGAGAGCAGAAAGTGTAACAAAAACATATGATGACCTTATCAATCTAGGCTATAAATGGCACCTAGACAAAGATAAGGTTGACTTACAAGAACTTAAAAAGAAAATGTACCTTGCTATGGTATCAGTAAACATACTTGAAGGATTAAGGTTCTATGTATCGTTTGCTTGTTCTTTTGCATTTGGTGAATTAAAATTACTTGAAGGTTCTGCTAAAATTATTTCTATGATTGCAAGAGATGAAAGTCAACACCTTGCAATGTCACAAACAGTTATCAATAACTGGCATGACCGTGATGATGATAAAGACATGGTAAAAATTAGAAAAGAATGTGAAAAAGAAGTTTATAAAATGTATGACGAATCTTTAGAAGAGGAAAAAAGGTGGGCAACATATCTATTTTCACAAGGAAGTATGATTGGATTATCAGAAAAACTGTTACACCAATTCGTAGAGTACATGGCAAACCGAAGGATGAAAGCTATCGGTCTAACACCACAGTACGAACAAAAAACAAATCCTTTGCCATGGGTAGACCATTGGTTGAACAGCAAAGGTATGCAAAACGCACCACAAGAAACAGAGATTGAATCTTATGTAATCGGTGGTATCAAACAAGATGTAACTAAAGACCAATTTAAAAAATTTAAACTATAATGGAAAAGAGAAAAATAGCATGTTCTTCCTGCGAAACTAAATATACCATAGTATGGGATATTGAAGAGCAAGATTTAGAACCACTTACTTGCCCATTTTGTGGACATGAGGTAGAACATGAAGAAGACGAACTTGAAGAACGACACGAAGAAGACGGACTGGACGAGGACGAGAGTTGGAATTGATTATAGTCTAACAAGTCCAGCAGTACATATTGACGATATAAAAACAGGCACATTTAATTTTCATTATTTAACAAATAAGAAAAAATGGACTGGTAAAATAGGTGAAAATATATATGGTTATGAACATAAAGAATGGAAAGACCCTATTGAGAGATTTACATACATCTCTGATTTTGTTATGGACTTACTTTCAAACTACATACGACCACAAATATTCATTGAGGGATATTCTTTTGGTTCAAAAGGCCAAGGTTTATTTCAAATCGCTGAAAACTGTGGTATTCTCAAATACAGATTGCTTCAAGAAACATATGGTTACAATACAGTTGTACCTAGTGTTGTTAAAAAGGGGGCTACTGGTAAAGGTAACGCAGACAAAGATATGATGTATGAGGCATTTGTGAAAGAATTACCAGATTACAATTTAAAAAAACTATTTGACACAGAAAAAGTAGGTAACCCTATATCTGATATTGTTGATAGTTATTATATTAAAAAGGTTGGATATGATAATTTATTGTGCAGCTGACCCTATATATTTCAATCACTATTTTGATTTGTGGGCAGGTCAATTAAATAAATTTTATCCTGAACATTATAAATTAGTTGCATTATACAAACCCGATAAAGGAATGTATGATAAGTGTAATGATTATAATGTAAATAGTGTAGATGTTACTGATTTATTTCCAGAAAATCCTACAAGAGAACACTTTTATTTGTTGCGTTGGTTAAATTTACCTTTTTATAAGAACACTAATATTTTAGCAACTCAAATAAATTGTCTTGCAGTAAAAACACAACAGTTTCCAGAAATTAATGTAGAACAATGGCGAATACAAAGACCTAAAAGAGGTATTTTAGGTGGCGTATCAGCAGCCGTATTTACATCAAAGGCGGCTGAAAAAGTGGTAGAAAAAGCAAAGACAATGATTAATAATCCACCAACATCTGACCACCCCATGAATGTGTGGCAGATAGAAAATTTAACACAATATCAATATAAAAGTGAACATCAAATTAAAGAAAAAGATTTATTACCAAAGGCAGTTTTACCTGATTATACATATTGGATAACAGCTAGAACATCTAATACATGGTCACATGAAAAAAAGATTGAGGCATTAAGGAAGTTTATATGAAATTAACAGTTATATTACCATCAGCAGGAAAAGGTACAAGATTAAATCTACCATATCCTAAAGAAATATTGAGATTGGATAATGATAATGCTTTAATTGATAATTGCTTTAACTTCTTCAAGGATTATGGTAGAAATCAAGTAGAGTTTATTGTGGTCATCAACGAAGATAAAACAGACCTTATAAAATACCTTGCAAAATATAAAGACAGATATAATATATCATTTGTATTTCAAAACCCTAGTGAAAAAGAATATACAGGTGCAATCAAAAGTGCCTATCATTTATTTGGTGAACACAATCTAGTATTATTACCAGACACATTAATGAGATTACAACCAGGCAAAGACTTATATACTTTAGTTACAGAAGCATTAGAAGAAACTGGTTTTAGTTTTCTAGTAAAGAAAGAAGAAAACAAAGAAGTATTAAAAACAAAAGGTGCTCTCTATGTAAACAATGAGGGTAATGTAGTAGAGTATGAAGATAAACCTACTGATAGAGCAGAATACTATAATGCTTTCTGGTGTGCCTTTGCATTTAGAAGAAGAAACTTTTATGAGTGTATAAATTTTATGGAAAAATCTACACTCAAACAGAAACACACACAAAACGAAATCACACAAACGCCATTATTTGGCAGTAAAGTAATTGAAGTTGAAGATTACATTGACCTAGGCACATGGCCTGAAATTAGGAGATTATTGATAGATTATGAAAAAGATAATAACTGATTGTGACGGTGTTCTATTAGATTGGGCATTTGCTTTTGATGTCTGGATGAGAGAACAAGGTTATTTTAGATTACCAAATACAGACAACCACTTTCATCAATCTAAACGATACGGTATACCTGAAGAAGAGGCATTAGAAAAGGTACATGAGTTTAATCAAACAGGTGCATTAGGTTTTATACCAGCATTTAAAGATAGTGTAGAGTATGTAACAAGACTAGCAAGAGAAGGTTGGCGTTTTGATGTTGTTACTATGATAGGTAAAGATAAGTATGCTCACAGATTAAGAAAAATAAATTTACAACATCTATTTGGAGATGTGTTTGATGAAATATATTGTGCTGGTGATTTTACAAAACCAAAAAAAGAAATATTAAAACCATATGCAGATACTAATTATATATGGATAGAAGATAGACTAGACTATGCAAAAGACGGACAAGAGGTCGGTTTAGATACCATAGTTATGGATTGGCCATACAACCGTGAGGGTTGGGAAGGCAAAAGAGTGAAGAGTTGGAGGGAAATTTATGACTACGCCACACATAGAAGCTAAAAAAGGAGATTACTCCGACATTGTATTATTACCAGGTGACCCATTAAGAGCTCAATGGATTGCAGACACATATTTAGATGAAGTAAAACAAGTAAACGGTGTTAGAAACTGTTTAGGTTTTACAGGTTATTTACATTGGAATGATAGTAAAAGACTTGTATCTGTACAAGGTGGTGGTATGGGTATGGCTTCAAATGCCATTTACATACATGAGTTATATAATTTTTATGATGTTCAAACTATTATTAGAGT